CGAAGCACAACGACGAGATTGGCCGCATGGTTGGCGGCTGGATCAAGTCAATGGCTTCGCCGATGGGGGAGGCGCATTGAAACGGCTCCCGATCCGTGGCGGCAACTGGAACAACGGCGCGATCTCCGGCGTCTTTGCGTTGAACCTCAACAACGCCCGGTCGAATGCGAACACGAACATCGGGGCTCGCCCAGCTCTTGGGGACCGTCAGAAATCACAGGCACACGCGGCCTGCGAACAGAACACCCCTCAAAAGGATGCGCCTTCCCCGGCCCGCGCCTGTGCGCGAAGCCGAAACATTGAACAGGCGGGCCGTTCCAGTAGCGCGAATGCGCGACCGTTCGGCCCCGCCGCCTTTACTTGCCAAGCCTGACATGGCCAAGACCTACAACAACCTTTTCCCGCAGGTGTACGCCTTTGATGCGCTGCACGCGGCTTACTTGCGCGCCCGCGCGGGCAAGCGTGGGCAGCCCGATGTGCAGGCGTTTGAGCGCAACCTGGAGGGCGAGCTGATTGCGCTGCAAAACGAGCTGATCTGGGGCGAATACCGCACCGGTGCCTACAAGACGTTTTTGGTGCACGAACCCAAAGAGCGCCTGGTGGCGGCCCTGCCGTTTCGTGACCGGGTGGTGCAGCACGCGCTGGTGGCCGCGATTGAGCCCATTTGGGAGAGCCGCTTCATTGCCGACAACTACGCCTGCCGCCCAGGCCGAGGCACGCACCGGGGCGCTGACCGCGCACAGGCCATGCTGCGCGAGGTGCGCCGCACGCGCGGCTGCCCGGTGGTGCTGAAGGCCGACATTGCCAAGTATTTCCCGAGCATCGACCACGCGGTGATCAAGGCGCTGATCCGCCGGCGCATTGTGTGCCGCCCGACGCTGGCGCTGCTGGATGCCATCATTGATTCGGCCAACCAGGTGCACGATGTGTATGGCGTTGGCCTGCCCATTGGCAACCTGACCAGCCAGCTGTGCGCCAACATCTATCTGCACGAGCTCGACGAGTTTGTAAAGCATGGGCTGCGCGAGAAGAACTACATCCGGTACATGGACGATTTCATCATCGTCCACCACGACAAGGACCACCTGCACCGCCAGCGCGCGCGGATTGAGGTGTTTCTGCACAACCGCCTGCGCCTGCGCACGAACGCGAAAACGCAGGTGTTCCCGGTGGGCCTGCTGCGCGGGCGCGCGCTGGACTTTTTGGGCTACCGCATCTGGCCCACACACCGCAAGCTGCGCCGCTCCAGCATTCAGCGCATCAAAAGCACCCTGCGCGAAATGCGCACGCTGTACGCCGATGGCCGCATCAGCCTGCAGCGCGTGGGCCAGTCGGTGCGCAGCTGGGTCGAGCACGCAAAGCACGCTAACACCTGGCTGCTGCGCAACCACACGCTGCAAGCATTTTCTTTCGCGCCACCCGACCGCCAACAGGAGCCCGCCGCATGAGCGACCAAACCACTTCGCACGCCATTGAGGCAACTTTGGCCGCCACCGGCAGCAAGGCCACGTACACCGGCGCCGGCATGACAGTGGGCGGCTGGATGCTGAGCAGCGAGTTCGCCGTGCTGTTTGGCATGCTGATCGGCTTGGCCGGCCTGGGGGTGCAGTGGTACTACCGGCACAAGCTGACCATGGCCGAGATCCGATTGAAGGAAGAGCAGGCCGCCCGCGAGCGCGAGGCGCACGCCGCGCGCATGGGGATGTACCAATGATGTTCCTGCTGCTGTGGCCCTTGATCTGGTGGAGGCTTTGACATGCGCACCGTGACCAAATTCGGGGTGGTGCTGACCTTGGCCAGCGCGGGCTTGATGTCGTTCTTGGGGCGCTGGGAGACCGACCACACCGCGCCCGGCCGGGTTTACCCCGACAAGCTGGCCGGCGGCCTGCCCACGGTGTGCAAGGGCATCACCAAGCACGTGAGCCCGTTCCCGGTGGTGCTGGGCGACTGGTGGAGCGACGAACGCTGCGCCGAGGTGGAGAAGATGGTGACCGAGCGCACGCAGCTGCGCCTGATCGACTGCTTCAAGGTGCGCATCAACCAGCACCAGTTCGACGCCTTCACCAGCCACGCCCACAACTTCGGGGTGGGCGCGACCTGCGCCAGCCGGGCCATGGGCCTGACCAATGCCGGGCGCCCACTGGATGGCTGCAACGCGCTGAGCCACAGCACCGACGGCAAGCCGGTGTGGAGCTTTGTGACCGATGCCAAGGGCGCCAAGGTGTTTGTGCGCGGCCTCTACAACCGGCGCCAGGCTGAGACGGCCATGTGCCTGAAAGGCTTCGGATGAGCACGGTTCTGAAAATTCTCACCGCGGTGCAATGGATCTCGGTGCTGGCACTGGTTGTCATTGCCATCGGTGTGTCCATGGCGCTGGACGCCGAGCGCCTTGCACACCAGACCACCAAGACCGTGCACGCGGAGCAGCTGGCGCAGGCCCACGCCGAGCGCGCCATTGAAGAAGCCACCCGCCGCAAGGCAGAACAGGAGCTGCGCGATGCGCAAGAAACCCATGCCGCCGAAGTCGAAACCTTTCATCTCGATCGGGACCGTGCTCTTGCTCGTTCTGCTGTGGAGTCTCGCCGGGTGCAAGACGCCGCCAACGCAGCTGCCGCCCGCGCCCGTGCGCAGTGTGCAAATACCGCCGCTTCCGAGCTGGGCCCGTCAACCGACGACGCCATCGGTGTGCTGGCCTACGTGCTTGGACGCGCTGACGCAAGAGCGGGAGAGCTGGCAGATGTGGCTGAACAGCGGGGCATTGCCGGGCGCGCCTGCGAGCGTGCCTATGACGAAGCCCGCGCAACCCTGAAAGCGAACTGAGCATGCCGAAAATCCAATGGTCGGGCTTTGCGGGCGAGAACCGCGCACTGCACCCCAAGCTGCTACCCGAGACGGTGGGCACCCTGAGCCGGAACCAAAAGCCCGGACGTGGTGACTTGCGACCCTGGCGCCAGCCGCTGACGGTGGCCACGGTACCGAGTGGGCGCAAGACGATCTACCGCATGGGTCGCGATGTGGCCAGCGACGCCAATTACTGGCTATCCTGGCCGACTGTGGTGCACGCCATCCGCGGCTTCAGCTCGGACGATACGACCGAGCGCACCTTCTACACCGGTGACGGCACGCCGAAGGTGACAGACAACACCATGGCGCTGGCCAGCACGCCATACCCGACCGCGCACCGGCCCATGGGCATCCCCGCGCCTGCGACTGCGCTGCTGGTGACAGCCGACACGGGTGCCTGGACGGGTGACACCGAGACGTATTTCTACACCTACACCTACGTGAACGACTGGGGTTGGGAGAGTGCCCCGGCTCCGGCCAGCTTGCAGCATGACCGACCCAGCGACGCGACGGCCACGCTCACGGGTTTTGCTGCGCCGCCAGCGGGAAACTACGCCATCAACCGCATCCGCATCTACCGCACGCAAACCGGCTCCACTGACTCGACCGATTACTTCCTGTTGCGCGAGATTGCCCTGGGTGTGACGACGACGCAGGACGACAACCGGGTGTTGGGTGATGCGCTACCGACGCAGAGGGTTTCCACACCGGGATCAGCGTGGCTTCCGGCCCCCAGCGACTTGACCCACCTGACTGCTCTGTGGAACGGCATGGCCGCTGGCATCAGCGAGGGCGGTGTTCGCTTCTGTGAAGCCTACGTACCCTACGCCTGGCCGATTGCCTACGATGTGATTCCGCCCGACAGCAAGCCGGTGGCGCTGGGTGTGTTCGGACAAAACCTGCTGGTGCTGACCAACGGCCGCCCGCTGCTGGTGGCTGGCACGAGCCCGGACAGCATGGACCAGATGCCGCTGGAGTTCAGCCAGGCGTGCGCCGCGCCGGACTCGGTGGTGGGCATGGGCGCCGGTGTGGCCTGGGCGAGTGAAGACGGTTTGTGCTGGTACGGCTCAGGCGGTGCGCGCATTCTGACCGCTGGCCTGATGACCCGCGACGACTGGCAGGCGCTCAAACCCGCCACGATCATCGGCCAGATGTACGAGGGCCTCTACTTCGGCAGCTACAACGATGGCAGCGGGCGCAAGGGCTTTTTCATCGACCCCGCC